GCGTCCAAGTCGGTGAAGGACGTGCTGGTGGTGGTCCCGGAGTTGAGGTCGAGTTGTCCGTCTGCGCGGCGCTCGGCGATCTGGTTGACGCCGGCCACGGCGAAGTGCGACCCGGCGGTGGTGGCCTTCGCCGGGGCCGTCTCGTTGAGGTTGTCGCGGACGAAGGTGTTGAACTGCGCCGCGGTGAACACGCTGTTGGCGACGGCGGTCATGGGCGCGGACCAGGCCATCTCAGCCCACCCCCGACAGGACAGGGCCCGGCTCGACGCCGTGCTCGACGTTCTCGTCCCGCAGGTCCTGGACACTCTGGCCGTGCGGCACCCCGTACTTCAGGGCGGTCTCGTGGCCCTCGGGGTACCAGTTGCGGGTGTGCGGGATCGGCCGCAGCATCAGCACGGCCATGATCTCGTTCATGTGCTCCGGCCACTGGATGTCTGCGGTCGCCCGACAGTACGAGCAGGCGAACGTCGCCATCTGCACGGTGCGCGGTGCTCCCGGGCGGTTGGTGGCCGGGTGGTAGAGGTGCTCAACGTTCCCGCACCCGCGGGGACAGTCGGCGACCCAGTCCCCGCCGTAGACGTAGGCCCGTGCCGGGGCCGCAAGTAGTCTCATGGTTCTCCTAGGTGGCGAAGCGGCCGACGTCGAACCGCCCCTGGATGGGGTGGTCGAAGATGAAGATCGTTGCGGGGTTGTCGGCGGCGGTGGGGTCGAACACGCCCTGGTCGAATCCGGATCCCGTCTGGTCGAAGGTGAACGGATTGTTTGAGGCGCCCGGGCTGGCCCGCTCCAGGCCGAACGTGGCGTAGTGCACCGCCCGCCGGCAGCCGTCGACGGTCTGGCGGCGCACCTGGTGCTCCATGCGCTCGATGAAGAAGTCGGCGTCCAGGCCCAGCTCGCCGTTGCGGACCGTGACCCGGTCGGAGATCGTGCGCCGCAGCACCTGCTCGTAGTGGGAGGCGTCGGAGGACACGATCCGCAGTTGCACGGTGGGGCGGCGCTGGGCGTAGTGCGCCAGCAGCAGCTGGGTGATGGCGTACGCGTCGTGGAACCCGGCGCCGCCGACGTCTCCGGGGTAGGAGCGGCGGCCGTGCCGGGCGATGGACACCGCGTCGTCGGCCGCAACTCGCTGGACACGGACGGTCTCCAGCGGGCGTGCGCGCAGTTGCAGACGGGTGACGGTCACCGCGCCGCCGACCGCTCGGAGGGTGATGACCAGCGACTGCCCAGAGCGGCGGGACAGGGCCATCTGCAGAGCGCCCGTACCGGAGGAGATCACGTCGATGCCGGGCCGGAGGTCGGCAGCCTCGGTGAAGGGGTCGTTGGTGCGGACGCTGATCTGCGTCGACTCGCCCAGGCCGAGCGTGATCGTGGCGTCGGATTCCCAGACCACCTCAAGGCCCGCGGCCAGGCGGCGCTCCTCCACGTCGAAGCTGATGACGTTGGCGATGTCCTTCAGGCCGTGGACGTAGTCGAACGGCTCGAGGTACTGGTGGGTGCCGGTCACCGCCGGGGCATTGCACAGGTCACGGGCGTTGGCGTAGAAGATGGCCTGCGGGTCCAGAGACTCGTCTCGGGTGAGCCGGTGGTGCCGGTCCCGGAAGACGAAGGTGCCGTCGCCGGCGGCGTAGGCGATCGACGGCGGGCCCTCGGCCTGCAGCAGCTCGGCCATCGCGCTGAAGGCGTCGGTGGCGTCTGCCCACCAGTAGGGGATGTGGGTGGCGCCCAGGTCGATGTCGCGCGGCCCGGTCCAGCCGACCGCGTCGAGGATGATGTGCATCAGCTCGCCGGTGCGGCGTGCGGCGTACAGCTCGGTGGAGATCTCGGTGTCCAGCAGCGCCAGGTTGTCCTGGCCGACGATGTCCACGCTGGTGTCGCCCCGGTCGGCGTGGACGGTGAAGTCGTCCACGCGGCCGCGGACCAGCGGGTACAGCGTGCCGTCGACGACGACCTCGGCCCGGATGGGCGCGGCGGGTGAGAAGTCGTCTGCGAGCGGCGAGGCGGGGTTCTCCGGGGAGTACAGGCGGTCGGTGTTGCACAGCGAGAACCCGATCGTGCCGACCTGCGGCGGGGAGAAGGCGCGGGTCTGGTCCCGGCCGTAGGCGAAGGTCAGGGGCCCGCGGGAGAGGACGTCGTCGGTGACGTTGTCGTGGGGGTCGCTGAAGTCTCCGTCGGCGGCCCAGTCCACTGCGATCTGGTAGCCGTCCGAGAGAATCTCGGCGGTGTTGAAGTGGTCGAACTCGGCGAAGTCGGCGGTGCCGTTGTCGCGGTGCGCCAGGAGCTGCAGCCTGAGGTCACCGTCGGACACCCAGGCCGGAGAGGCGGCGGTGTGCCGCACCACCCACTCACGGCCGTCGGATGAGGTCTCCCAGTACAGCGTCCCGCCGGCTTCGCGGATCCGCAGCCAGGCGTGCTCGACCGGGTCGTACGGGATGGCGGCGCCGCCCTCGTCGGCGTAGCCGACGTGTACGGCCATCAGCAGCAGGTTGGTCGCGACGTTGATCTCGAAAGCGATCTGCGTGCCCGCGGTGCTGGAGAGCACCAGCAGCTGGCAGTACACGTCCCCCGTGGCTCCGCCCCGGGCCGGGGGGAAGGCCTGCACGTGGACGTGGGAGTCGGCCAGGGTGTAGGCGGCGGCGGAGGCGTAGGCGGCCATCCCGGTCCCGCACGGGACGCGGGCTCGTCCCGCCGGCTGGCTGGGCAGGGCCCCGGCGGTGTTGTAGTTGTTCGGCCATCGCCCGGTGTCCACCGTCGGCGTGTCGAAGTCGTCGGTCAGTTCGGCGGCCGGGGTGCCGGGCCCGCTGGTGTCGGGCACGAACTCCACCAGCGCCCACAGCGTAGATACGCGGCGGGAGGTGATCTGGGAGACGTTCGCGCGGTAGCCGATCTGCGCGGTGTCCAGCCGGGTCGGAGTCCAGGCGGCTCCGGTCTGCGGGTCGGTGTAGGAGGTGAGCTGGTAGACGAACGGGGCTGCGGCCTTGTGGGTGGCCCAGCCGTTGAGGGCGACGCTGACGGAGGGCGATTCCGCCACGGTCCCACCCGGCTCGCTCTTGATGCGGTACACCAGCGACGCGGCGACCGTGCCGGTCGATCCGATCCGGCCGCCGACCGACACGAGGGTGATGTCGTCGGAGGCGCCGATCCCCGCCGACGCGGTGGACTGCAGCGTCACATCGTCGATGAGGTGCGTGCCGCTGAGGCTGGTCTGGTTGTAGGAGGTGCCGTCGTCGGGCGTCGTCTCCCGGAGGCGGGTGTAGTTGTTGGCCGGGGCGGGCGTGGTGCCGCCAGGGCCGGAGTCCCAGTCGTTGGAGTCACCAGTGCCGTCCGGGCGGAGGTGGACCACGTTGCCCGGGCCGGGCAGGCCGGTCTGCGCAGTGCCGGCGGTGTCGTTGACGGCGATGTCGTCGATGTAGAGGTCGCCGGTGGCGGTGGTCTGGATGCCGGCGCGGATGCGGGAGAAGCCGGGTGTGCCGGAGATCATCGCGGTGCCGGAGAACGCGGTCCCGTCCAGGTAGGCCACGACGGGGCGGGTGGTGGCGGTGCTGCCGGAGTCGGCGGCGTCGATCTCGACCCGGTACCAGGTGTTCGGTGCCAGCGGCGCCGAGGCGCTGCCGACGTCGGTGCTGGTGTTGGCGTCCCGCAGCCGCAGGGAGCCATCGGCCTGTAGCCGCAGGTGCAGCGGGAAGAGGCTGGCCTGGCCGATGGCGTAGATCGTGGTCGTCGCCGACGGCAGGGCGGCCAGGCGCAGGTAGAAGCGGTGGAAGGTCCGCTTGACCGCCGAGGCGGTATCGAGGTGCTGCTCGATGTAGCCGGTGCCCGCGGTGGGGTTGCAGCGCAGCGCGGCCGTCCCGGCGCGGTGCACCGTGGTGGAGATCGCGGTGGTGCCGGTGGCCGAGGTGACCTCGACGTTCGCGGCGAGGGTCTGCAGCTCGAAGCCGCACGTCCACAGCCGGGCCATCAGCCACCCCCCACCGCGGCCGGCAGACGGCGGGCGCGTGCCAGGCGGACCATCGCCGCGGCGAGCCAGTCCTCCGCCTCACGCGGCGAGGCGATCACACCGCGGTTGACGATGGCCACCTGGTAGGTCACCGCGCGCCCCACGGCCTGGCCGCGGGCGGCGGAGGCAGCCACGTGCCGGGCCAGGTTCGGCACCGCGGCCCGGCGGACCGGCGGGACGGCGACCGCGCCGGACACCTGCACCATCGACCGCTCCACTGCGGGGATCGGCCGCACCAGACCGCGGGCCAGACCCAGCGTGGTGAGCTGGCCGATCAGCTCCATCACCCGCGACGGCGAGCGGATGTCCAGCGCCCTGCGGATGGATTTCTGCATCGCCTTGGCGATGCCGAGCATCGTCCGCTCGATCTCTTTCTGCTGGCCCTTCAGACCGGAGAGGAACCCGCGGGATGCCTGCCGACCGGCGTCGTACAGGGTGTCGGCGCCGAAGGTCCCCAGCCTCTTCGACGCGTCGGCCACCGACAGCTCGAGCTTGTTGAGGCGCCGGATCGCGGCGTTGTCCTGCCCGGCCAGGGCCTTGGCGTAGTTCAGGCCGGCCTCGGGGCCCATCTCCATCAGTTGCCGGATCAGGCCCCGGGACAGGCCCCGCTTGCGGAGGTTGGCCAGCGTCGAGGTGAACGCCCGGATGCGCTTGGCGGCCCGGTCCATTCCCTGCTCGATCAGCCGCGGCGCGAAGTAGTCGTCCTTCACAAGCTGACCAAGGCTGCCGGTGGCCCGGGCCGCGGTCGCCGTGTCACTGGCGTACTTCTGCGCGTCCGCGATGCGCTTGGCCAGGGCGTCGCGCTGCGCGGCGAGCTTCTGCAGGCGGGCGTTGCCGCGGGTGAGCATCGACACCAGCCGGTCGTCGGTGCGGCTGCGGCTGCCCTTGAAGGCGTTGGTGATCGCGGCCGCCATCGCCTTCACCGTCTGGTCGATCTTCGACCGCTCGCCGGTCAGCCCCTTGAGGAACCCGGTCCCGACTTGCTTGCCGATCGTACGGAACCGCCGCGACGGGGAGGAGATCTGCAGCTCGTCCTCGGCCGCGGTCACCGCGGCGGCCGCCATGCGCCGGGCCTCGGCCATGACGGGCCCGTACATCGCGGCCATGCCGTCGACCAGGCCGCGCACCAGGTCCCGCCCGGTGTCGGCCATGCCCGCCCCTGCGCCACCGCCCGGAGCTCCGCCGGAGGCGAACGCCGGCACCGGCAGCCGCATCGCGTTCAGCGCCTCCAGCAGCGGCAGCCCGTACCGGCGGACCGCCGCGGCCCGGACGACGAACTCGGTGTTGGACACCCGGAAGGGTTGTCCGGCGGACGACAGCGCCAGGATGGAGTCGGACGTCGCCGTGCCGGGGCCGCGGACCAGGCCGCCGTCGGGGTAGGACTGCACCCGGCCGCCGGCCGCGTAGCCGGGCACCGGGCCGCCCTTGGACCGCATCAGAGGCTGCCCGTTGGGCCCGCGGGGGATGACGGTGCGGATCTGCACGTAGTTGGTGCGGATCGTGACGCTCTCGTCCGGGATGGACTCCAACTGCCGCTTGGCCTCGGCCACCGCGCTCCGCAGCTGGCTCAGCTCACCTTTCAGGGCCGACCGCTTCGACGGCGGGACGCTGGCGATCTGCTTCTTCGCCGAGCTGATCTTCTTTTCGAGGTCAGCGATCGTGGCTTTCAGATCCGACCGCTTCGACGGCGGAACGGACTTCAGCTCACGTTTTGCTGCGGCGACCTTCGCCTGCAGGTCGGCGATCCGCGCCCGGATGTCGGACTGCATCGACGGGGGCACCGACCTGAGCTGCTTCTTCGCCACCTCGATCTTCCCCTGAAGATCGGCGATCTTCCCCTTCAGTTCGGCCCGCTTGGTGTCGGGGACGGTTTTGATGTCCTTCTTGACCTGCTCGACCTTCGCCTTCAGGTCAGCGATATCGCCCTTGACCCGGAGGGTCTTGTCCGGGGTCTTCAGCAGTTGGTTGGCCAGTGCCTGGGCCTCTTTACGGGTGAGGCCCATGGTGACGGCTGCGTCGATGAACTGCTTGCGACCGCGGTCGTAAATGCGGTTGACCTCGCTCCACGAGGCGCCGGACTCCCGCGCGGACGAGGCGGCCTCGTCGGTTTTGGCGGCGAGGTCCTGCAGCGCGGTCGCCGCGTTCCTCGCCTTCTCCGAGTTGAGATTCAGGCGGCCGTCGACCATGTCGAGAGAGCCGGCGTTCTCCTTGGCCGCTTTCGTCGCGGCGTCGATCGCGGCCTCGAACCCGATCATCCCGCCGAGCCCGGCGCGCTGGACATCGTTCAGCGCGATGAGAGCCTGCCGCAGCCCGTCCGCGCTCGCTTTCTGGTCCTTGAGCTTCTCGGACGTGGCGATCGCCTGCTGCCCGAACAGCCCCATCCCGGCGGCGGCCAACTGCTGCTCGGCCTTGACCGCGGCGACGGTGTCCCGGTAGCTCGGGAAGAGAGCGTTCAACTCCTTCAGCGGGATGCCCTGTTCGCGGGCGGCGTCCCGGATCTGGTTGAACGCGGCCGCGGCCGCCTGGGAGTGCCCGCCGGACGCCATGCCCGCCAGCGCCTGGTCGACGGCAGCGAAGTCCTCTTTCAGCGCGTTGAGGGAGTCGCTGCCCTTGACCATGTCCTGGACCGCGCCGGACACCGCCTCAGCGATGTCGTCCAGCACGGGGATGCGGGTGCCCGTGCCAGCCCCCTGGGCGTCCTTCAGCTTCTGCGTCTCGACCTGCAGCGTCTTGATCTTCTGCACCAGGCCGTCGACGCTGCCGAACGTCGTGCGCAGCTCACCGGTGGCTTCACCGGTGTCGGCCAGCCGCTTGAGGCTGGTGGTCAGCCGGTCCACGTCCGGCGGTGCCCCCCGAGCGTGCTGGGCCAACTCCTTCACTCCGACGGCGGCGACCGCCAGGATGCCCAGGCGCAGCGCGGCCCGGTGCACGGCGGTCATGCGGGTTGCGATCCCGCCAAGCGCAGAGCCCAGACCACCGAACGCGACCGCGCGGAAGAACGTAGCCACGGCCGCCGCCGCGCCGGAGGTGGCGACGGCGGCGATGCCGGCCATGCCCAGCCGCAGCAGCTTCAAAGCGGCGTACATCTGGATGAAGGTGGACAGGAGGCCGGTGGGGATGGCGTTGACCAGGGACGCGAGGGCGTTGACCACCGTCAGCACGGACGCGCCCAAGTCGGAGAACCCGACCACGATGTTGACCGCGACGCGGGCCAGCTCCAACAGGGTGTCGGACACCAGTGGCCCGTTCTCCCGGACGTACTGCATGAATTCGCGGTACTCAGAACCGATTTCGCCGGTGTCGATCGCGCGGGCGAACCGCACCATGCCGGTGGTCGCCCGGGACAGGGAGCCGGTGGCGAACTCCTCGAACTGGCTCATCAGCCGGTCGAACGTGCCGGTTTGGGTGGCGCCGGCGATGACCGCCATCATGTGCTGCAGCTCGGCGCTCGCGCCGCGCACCAGTCCAGTGGTCTTGGGCAGGACCGCACCAGCGATGGCCAGGCTGCGGGTGAACACCGGCATCGTGTCGTCGGCCAGCGCGGCGGACCACGCCTTGTACTCGTCTTTGAAGGTCGCCAGCGCGGCCGCGGCGCGGCGGGTGGCCGGCGGCATCTCCTCGACTGCCTGGAGGTAGGCGCGCTCGGCCTCGGCGGCCTCCTTGGAGAACCGGCCGTGCTTGGAGACAGCGTCGTCGTATTTCTTCTGCGCCTCGCTCGCCTCGACCATGGCGACGACCTGGCCGCCGATGGCGACACCGAACGCGGCCACGGCTGCGCCAGCGGCGGCGGCACTCGCGGCGATCGGAACCGTCGCCGCAGCGATGGGGATCGCGGCGGAGCCCAGTGCGACCAGCGCGGTGGCCAGGTTGCTGGTCGACAGGCGCGTGCTGTCGGTGGAGGTGGAGAGGGTGCCGAGCCGACCACGGAGCCCAGTCAGGCCGGCTCCGGTGGTGGTGAGGGTGCCGTTGAGACCGTCCAGGTCGGAGCGCAGGGTGCGGGTGCGGTCGCCGAGGTCGCCCAGACGCTGGTTGGCGCCGTCGGCGCGGGTGGTCATGGTGCGCAGCGACGTCGAAGCGGTACGGGCGTTGTCCCGTAGTTCCCCGAGCGCATCAGCGGCGGCCTGGACCCGGCCGCGCAGAGTGCGCAGCGCGCGGGACGCGTCCTGAGCGGAGTCCTTCAGCGAGTCCAGCGCGCTGGCTGCTGCCGCCGCCCGCGTGGTCAAGGAGGTCAGCGCAGTGTTGGTGTTGGACAGCCGGGTGCGGAAGGTGCGGATCGACTGGGCCGCAGCGGTGGTGTTCATGTCGATGCGGATCTCGGCATCGCCGATCAGTTCAGCCATCGAGTGTCACCCCCATCGCGGCCAGGAAGGAGTCGGATGCGTCTTCGTCGCCGTGCCACCACCACGGGGCCCCGGGGTCACGCGGCGCGGGCGGCTTGGGCTGGCGGCCGGGCACCAGCCACTGGGACATGCCGAGATCGGAGTCGAATGCGGCGCGGGCCTGTTCGTAGGTCTGGCCCTTCCGGACGGTCAGGCCCTGCAGCATCTCGGCGTAGACCGCGTTCAGGAATCGGTCGGCGGGGAGGGCTCCGAAGTCGACTCCCCGGGCGGCGTACTCCCCGTCGAGCTGGTGCCAGATTCCGGGCTGGGCGACCCACCTGACGAGACCGAGGACGGCTGTGTAGGGCGCAGCCCGTACTGGTCCAGGAGCCACATCGCCACGTCGACGATCTGGTCCAGCTCGATCGGGTTGGCCAGGTCCCCCAGCCGCTTGCGTAGCAGGGCATAGGAGTCGGGCAGCATCACCAGCTCGAGCGCCGTCAGGATCGCTTCGTAGCTCTCCTTCAGCGGCCCGCTCTCCTGGAACTTCTCGAACCGGACGGTGAACTCCACAAGAGTCTCGCCGGGGATCGCGGACGCGGCCTCGAAGATATCGCCGTCGATGCGGAACCGCTTGGGCTGCCGCTTGACGGTGAAGTCCTTCACGCCGTCGCTCTCGGCCTGGAGTGCGGGGGCGCGGGTGAAGTCCTTCGGCTCGTCGACCGGGGCCGACGGCGTCAGGGTGTGGGTTGCTTCGCTCATACGGGTGACGGTAGGCCGCAACCTTCCAAGATCATTCCGGAGTGTTGTGGCTGGTCAGATCGCCTCGCGCAGCGCCTTGGTGAGGAAGTCGTTCGGCTGGGTCCCAGGGTGGTTCACGACTCTTGCGAACACTGTCCGGCCGGCGACGGTGAACCGCAGCGCCTTCGTCCCCGGGCGCGGGCGGATCGTGTGCCTGGGAGTGCCCCTGACCACGAAGAGGGTGGCGAAGTGGCGGGAGACGATCGTGGCGGACAGGTCGCCGGCACCGCGGCGGTTGATGGTCGGCTCGGGGATCTGCTGGGGCATGCTGCCTGGCGCCCACTGGCGGGCGGCCCGGGCGACCCGGTCCGCGCGCCGCTGGAGGTCCCGGCCGACCAGGCCGTCGCGGTGGTGCAGCAGCCGGTCCAGGGCCGCCTGGTCGATCCGGATCTCCACCGCTGTCCCCCGTCAGTTCCTGGGGAGACAGACCCAGGCCCGCAGCTCCGAGCCGACGCAGCCGCCCAGCGGGCCCTGCATCACTTGGGGCCGGATCAGGAAGTCGTCGACGTCGTCGGCGTCGCGCAGCTCGCACAGCGTCTGGGAGACGGCGCGCAGCGTCTCGTAGGCGTCGCGGGCGACCTGCTGGGCGGAGGTGTCCAGCGCCGTGGTGGTGGGGTACAGGGACTGTCCGGTCGGGTTGGGGGCGCAGCGGATGATCTGGATGACGATCTCGCCGACCTCCCACGGGGCATCGCAGGGGCCGCTGGTGCGGGTGGTGGCCTCGTCGGGGAAGCGCTCTGAGGGGTACACGCGGGCGACGGACACGGCGAGCATGCCGCAGTCGCAGGCGTCCCACGCGATCGCGCCGGGCACGACCCCGGAGCGCTGCGGGGTGTCGGTCAGCCCGACGTGTACCGCCTGCTGTAGAGCCAGGGCGACGGTGTACCACTTCAGCGGACCGGAGATCATGAGGGGCGCCTCCACACTCGGGACAGGTCGTTGCGGGCCTTGACGGCGCGCCACGCCGCCGGCGATCCGAGGTTGAAGAGGCTCGCCTCGAGGTTGCGCTGTTCGCGCGCCCACTGCCTGCGCTTGAGCCGCCGCCGGAGCGTGCTGCCTCTTCCTCCGGCCGCGGTCAGCAGCCACGACCACCATGCGCTCACGTTCCGGGCCTCCTGGGGGTGCGGCGGTCGACGGAGAAGACCCGGGCGCGCCGCTTGAGCCCGTTGGGGTTCCACGTGGCGACGAACACGTCGGCCAGGTACACGCCGGTGCGGCCGTCCTTCAGCAGGGCACCCATGTCAGGGTAGGAGATCGTCACACCCTGGCGGACGAGTTGCTGGATGCCCGGCGGCAGAGAGCAGTCCTCCCCGTTCGCGGCCTTGGCGACCTCGCAGGCGAGGGCACCGACCGCTACGTCGGCGCCGGCGGGAACGGGCTCGCCGTAGTCGGCGGTGACCGACCAGGTGCCCGGCTCGCTGTCCGGCAGGTTGAGGTCGTTGCACCGCGGCCACTGGCCGCCGTCGGTGCGGACCAGGATGCGGGCGTTGTCCAGCCGCCAGGCGCCGGCCGCCAGCGGCGCCCCGTCCACCGTGACCTCGATGACCTGGTGCACCGGAGCCGGGAGCAGGACCTCGGAGATACGGGTGCAGGAGCAGCTCCCCGCACAAGAGCTGCTCCCGCACACCAGGTTGACCCACTGCCCACCCACAAGAGCAGGGGCCGGGTATCTGCTGCCGGCCCACGGCGGTCCGGCGTCGTCGTAGAACCGTCCGCTGTCGCAGTCGCGGGCGCAGGGGCGGAGGGTGACGCGGCACAGGCCGAACCGCTGTCCGGTCAGGGACCACAGCAGGCTCGTGGCCAGGGACACCGCCGTCCCCGTCACCGCGGGGTTGAGGGTGTCCAGGTCACAGGTCCAGGTGACGGGCCAGTTCCCGCATGGCCCGAACTCGGCGCCCACCGATCACCTGGTCAGAGAGTCGACGGGTTACAGGCGGCGGTCGGGGGCGGGGTGGTGGTGATGTTCCACACCCAGTGCTCGTCGTTGTAGACCGTCTCCCCTGCGGGGAGCCAGTCGGAGCCGACGAGCGCTGCCCACTGGGAGGCGGCGGCCATCGTCTCGGATGACAGCTCCAGCGTGGACCGGCCGTTCTCCACCGTGTAGTTCCCGAACCGCGTGGCGCCGACGTTCGGCCAGGCGTTGTAGATGTAGCGCTGCGCGCCGGAGGCGTCGCAGGCTCCGGAGCCAGCGACGCGCTGCCACACCTCCAGGGAGTAGCGGTTGACGGGGTTGCCCTCGGCGACGGCGAAGCCAGTGCCGGTCGTCGGGGTGCCGGACATCAGCTCGCGGGCGGAGGCAATGTACGCCGTCCCGGACGCGTTGACCTCGCACATCTGGATCGTGAGACCCATGCGCTTGAGGGTGGGGTCGTCCTTCTGGTTGACGCACGGGGTGCCGTCGGCAGTGCGCTCGAAGAATTCCTCGCCGTCCTCGTAGTCGGGCTCCATCTGGACCTGCACGAAGCCCTTGGAGACCACGACCAGTCCGGACGCGCCGGTGACGGGGATACCGCAGGTGTCGAGCGCCACGATCCGCAGGTGCGTGCCCTTGATCGGAGTGGCGCAGGTGGAGACAACAGCCATCGGTCTCTCTCCTCTTAGGTGGGCACGCCGAGCGTGACGTGGGCGGCCAGGTGACAGCACTCCCAGCCGAGCACGTAGGTGCGCTGGGCGATCATGCGGTACGTGTTGGTGGATCGGTCGATGGACTGGCGGGCCGGGTGCACGGTGACCTGCGAGCGGTATCCGAACACCGCGCCGGTGGCGTAGATCCACGCGGTGCCGGCGGCGGCCGCGGCCCCGTCCGGGCCGGTGCCGCGGTAGCCGCCGCCGACCGCGATCAGGTTCCCCCCGGGGGTCATCAGGCGCCCGTTGCCGTCCTCGCGGGCCAGCTTCCAGGCTGTCAGGGTGGGCAGGGCGCTGCGAGGGACGTGGATAACGCCCTGCCCGGCGTAGCAGTCGGCCAGTTCCTGTTCCAGCAGGCCGAGGCCGTGCGCGACGTCGACGCCTCCGGTGACGACCGGCGAGGCGGCCGTCTGCAGCACCACGCCTTGGTCGTCGAGGACCTCGGCCTCGGCGGCCAGGTGCGGGAAGGCGACGTCCTGCCCACCGGAGGCACCGGTCCAGAACGCGCGCTCGAGCTGCTGCTGCTCGACCCGGGCGAGCGCGTCGGAGGCCGCCCTCTCGGCGTCGCTCAGGCCGACGGTGGCGCAGTCGAACTGGGCGTAGACCGTGATGGGGGTGGCGCCGCGCAGGGTCTGCTCGACGTTCGCCGACAGCTCGGCTGGCGCCGGCGGGGAGCCGGTGCCGGTGACCGCGATGCACTCGTCGTAGGTGGTGCCGCCGGTGGGGCACCGGTCCTGCCAGGTGACGCCCTGCTGCCAGTGCGTGCCCGGTGCGGCAGGCTTCTGCGCGGCCTCCCACAGCCCGTACGGCAGCGGGGTGAAGCCGGGGGCGTCGACAAGCTGGCGTGCTCCGGCCACCGGCGCTCACCTCCAGGAACTCGTACGGGCTGTGGGGGGTGGGGGTCAGACTCGGACGGTGCCGGTCAGCAGCGCGCTGGTGGCGCCGTTGACGTTGAAGCCGACCCGGTACCGGCGGGACTCGTGGCCGACCTTGGCGATCAGGTGGCACTCCTCCGACCAGGCCGCGGTGTGGTCGTTGGTCGCGTTCAGGACGCTGTCGCGGACCACGCCGAGGTCCAGGGACATGCCGTTGCCGTGGAGGAAGGTGCCGGCCGCGTAGATGAGGAAGTCGACCGTGGTGGGCCAGGCGGTCATCGCGCTGGCGTTGCCGAACTGGCCGGCGGCGCGGACCTGCCAGTCCTGCAGCCACTGCACGCGCACGTTCCGGGCGACGAAGTAGGAGTCGACCTCGGCGTTGGTGACAGCCTGCGTGTCCGTGTCGGCCTTCCAGGCCAGGTCGGCGCGGATGACCTCGCGGACCCAGTACGGCAGGGCGACCTCGAGGACGTCGTCGATGCACATGCCGTAGCGGGCGCGGTAGTCGGCGGCGGCGAGGCCGACGGCGTTGTAGATGCGGGGCGCGGCCGCGTCGGTTGCGGCGCCGCCGGAGATGGAGATCGGGGCGGTGGATTTGGCGACCATCAGCGCGATGAGCCGGGCGTTGACGGCGTGCTCGTGCGCGGCCATCAGCAGCCGCAGCATGTTCTGCGTGGCCTCGGGGTACGCCTCGTCGGTCAGGTTCCCCGCGGTCAGGCAGATGCCGTAGCACTCCAGCCGCTCGTCGGTGAAATCCGGGCAAGGGACCCGGATGCACGGCTTGGTGGGGGCGCCGGTGACGGCGGCGATGTCGTCGTCCTCGGTCCACAGCCACGGCACGGAGTCGCCGGTGAACTCGGTGGAGAAGCCGCCGAAGGCCACGCCGCCGAGGGCGTCGGCCAGGGACGGGGAGACGGGGAACTGGATGCCGCCGCGGGTGACGCCGAACGTGGGCAGATCGACCAGCCCGTCGGAGCAGGCGATGTTGAAGAAGTCGTACCGGATCTCGCTGGGCGCGCACCAGCCGCCGCCGGCGACCAGGGCCTGCTGCTTCTCCGGGGCGGTGAGGTAGCGGACCAGCTCCTCAACCGTCGCCGGGCTGGATCGGTCGTCGAGGGTGTGCTCGAACTCGTTGCGGATGGACGCGACGAGCTGCTGGTTGGGCATGCCGGAGGTGACCGGCATTGAGCGGGCCTTGCGGGAGACGACGTCCGCCAGGCTTTCGAGGGTGGCGAGCTTGCCGCCGTGGGCGACGCCGGGGATGTCGACGGAGGCGGTGACCGCGAGCTGCGCGTTGGCCACCCTCGGCGCGGGGGCGTGGCGGGCGGTCTCCGACAGGGACGCGGTGGCGCGGCGGGCCAGGGCCTCGGCGTCCAGGCCGGCGCCGCGGCGCTCGCCGAGGATGGCGACCATGCCGGCGGTGACGCCGCGGGCGGCCGCCGCGGCGATGGCCTCGGCATCGACCGGCGCGGCCGCGCCCTGGTTGCCGCCGGTTCCCCCGGTCCCGTCGCCGCCGTGCACGCGGGCTTGGAGGGCAGAGAGCTGCTCGGCGGTGCGGGTCCGCTCCAGCTCGGCGTTGCGGGCGTTGCGGACCTCGCGGACCTGGAGCTCGGCGCGGATGCGGTCGAGGTCGTCGGTCAGGCGCATCGCGTACTGCAGGGTGTCCGGGTCGACGGACTCGATGCTGTTGACGCGGTCGAACTCGGCGACTCCGCGCGCCTCGAGGTCGCGCAGTTCGTCGTCGGGGACGAGGGTGAGATCGGACGGGGCGCTGAAAAGCTCTTCGGCCGGCACGGAGACCTCCACGGTGACGGGATCTGGTGCGCCCCTATCGACGCTACTCAGCGTCAAGTTAGCAGTTAGCACACGGACCGGCAAAGGTCAATTACCTTTACCGGTCCGGTGAAATCGCAGCTCAGAGTGGTCAGTTGCCCGGCGGCGGGGGTGCGATCGGCTTACGCTTGTTGCATCCGCACATGCTTATCACCTCCTTGCGTGGACGCGGTTGCGGAGCATCTCCATCACGGTGCGTACCGCCTGGCGCTCCTTCTCCTCTTGGGACAGCACCGGCGGCGCCACCGTCGGCCGGCCGGCCGCCACCAGGGCCAGCGGCTGGCCGGAAGCGACTCGGGCGCGCATCTTCGGCACGGGGAAACCGGGGACGTTCACGGCCAGCAGGCCGACCAGGCGTAGCTGGCCGCCGATCCGCCGCCAGTCCCCCGACACCTGACCGGCGGCGCGCAGTTGGTGCACCAGGTCGGGGTCCGCCCCGGGCCGGATCGCGCCGGCGACCCAGATGCCGTGCCGGTCGTTGCCGACTGCGACGTCCGCCACCGCGTGGCCGGTGTTGTCGTAGTGCTCGGCGGCCGGGCCCGCGCCGAGGTGGAGCGGGGCGTGGCCGGTACCGACGGTGATCTGCCCGACCGCGACCGGGGTGCCGTCGTCGCAGACGACCTCGCCGGTCATGTAGTACGGGTGGGCATCCTCTCTGGGCGGCTGGACGCAGGTGTCGGCGTACCCGACGTGGCAGGTGCCCCACTGGGCGGCGTGCCCGTAGATCCGGCCCGAGTCAGTGATGGTGATCGGGGTAGGCACCGACAGCTTCGGGTCGGCGAACCACGCCGCCGGCGGCCGCCACGGCCCGGACGCGGCGAGCGAGGCCCGGGAGCGGAACGGCTCCGGCTCCTGCCCGGCGTCCCGCAGGTGCTTGGCCACGTGGTCGTAGACGCCGCGGCGGTCAGCGTCGGGGATGTCCGAGCCGCCGCGGCCGCCGTGCAGTGCGGCGATGACCGCGGAGCACGCGGCGAGGTTCGCCGCCCCGGGCCGGCCGTCCTCGCCGACCTCGTGGTGGGGGAACTTGCACGCGCTCTTGGGCAGCTCGCCGTCCTCGATGGCGGCCTCGTCGTACCAGGCGTACATCGCCCGCGCGATCTCCAGCGTCAGCGGTCCCTCCAGGCGCTTCTCGTTGGCGGCCGCGTCCCACTCCCCTTCGCTGGTGGCGGTGGAGTGGGTGGTGATCGCCCCGCCGACCATGGCAGCCTGCCGCGCCAGGTCCTCTCCCACCGGGGTGCCGCCGGCGACGATCGCGCCTTCCTCGTCGAGCAGCGCGATGTACGCCTCGGCGAAGGCGGGGATATCCACGAGGGTGGCGGCGCGGATACGGCCAGCCTTGAAGAGGATCTTCTCGGGCTGCGCGAACAGCAGCTCGAACAGGTCCTCGCTTTCCTCTCCCTCGCCTTCGACGTCGTCCTCGGGCCAGATGAACTCGATGTCCGCATCCCCGATGGAGTCGGCATCGATGGACACCCCCCGCAGGAATCCGCCCTTGAGCTTGGCGTGGACGCGGCGGCCGTCCTCGTCGGACAGGTCGAGCACACCCGCGCCCATGACCTTGTTGCCGTCGCGCCAGATCCGGTCGATCCGGCCAACGTTGACTGCGATCGTGCGGGGCTCCCCGCCGTGGGAGTCCTCCTTGTTCCACCGCAGCGGCAGCGGCAGCTCGCCCCATGTGAGGGAGTCGGGGGCGAACTCGCGGCCGTCGCCGGTGACGATGCCCTCCACCGCCAGGACGCCTTCCCACGGCGCGGTCTTCCCGGCCATGTCCTCGCCCTCGTCCTTGTTCTCGTCGTCGTCCTGGTCGCCGCCCTCGGCCGCGTACAGCGCGGCCTGCTGCTCCTCGGCGTCCGTCTTGGTGGCGTGGCAGCCCATCAGCTCGCCGCTCTCGCCTTCGCCTTTCACCACGGCGTACGGCGTATCGGCCGCACAGTCCGGGTGACCCTCCACGATGCTGTACGGCACAGCACCCTCCTGCCTGTCGGTGTGTTTGGTGATTGTGGCCGTCTCCGGCGCGGGCCCGGTCCGGAACGTGTCCTCGCCTTCGCCGACCCCCTGGGCGGCGCGTACCTCGGCCACGGTGGCCGTGGCCGACCGCTCGTAGGCGGCCAGCGTCGCGGCGGCCGCGTCCTCCTCGCCGTCTGCGCCCCACACCGCGACGAAGGTGCCCCGGCAGCGGGGCCCGCCCAGGCAACCGGTGTAGCCACCGGAGGGGTACGCGGCGCGCACCGCGGTGAGGGTGGCGTACTCGGTGCCGTCGACGTTCCGGCACGGCTTGCACGTGTTGCCGTCGAGGATCTCGGTCGCCACGTACCGGGACGCAGCAGGGGCGGCCTGCAGGACGGCCATGCGGCCTTCGTTCTGCGCCGCCGACATGGCCGCGCCGAGCTGCTCGCGGACCGTCGCGTCGGACAGGCCGGCCAGGTGTTCGTCCACCTGCTGGGCGACCTGCTGGGCGGTACCGGATCCCCATAGCTGCATCGCGCGCCGTACTGCGGACTGCACCAGGCCGACGCCCAGAACGCGGGCGGTGGCCCGGGCGACCTGCCGCAGCCGGTCCCGGAACGCCGCGGCGGTCAGCGCCTCGTCGTCCAGCGACCAGTCCGGGACGGTCACGCCCTGAGCCTCTGCCTCACGCTGCATCGCCTCGCCGGCGCGCTGGGCGTAGGCGAGCATCCGGGCGGCCAGCAGCTCGGCGCCACGGCCGGTGTCGACGGTCAGGGCGTCGAGCTGGTCCAGGTCGTCGGCCTCGGCCGCCGCGGCGACGGCGGCGGTGATCTCCCCCCGCTGGGTCTCCTGCACCTCGGCCCAGGCGTCGACCGCGCCCTCGACGGCCTCGCGCCATGCGGCATCCATCGCGGCGAAGTCCGCGCGGGAGCGGGCCTCGAGGTCGGTGGGCTTGCGGCGCAGCGACCCGGCTGCGGCGGTCATGGCGCCGTCGAGGGGGATGTCGGTGTGGTCGCCGGCGAACGCGACCCTGATCCGGTCGAAGGTGATCTCGCCGAGGCGCTCCTCGAGCTGGGCCAGGAGCGCCGGGTCCGAGCTGTAGGCGGCGCAGATGTGCGGCACCCACGGCGAGTGCTGCTCGGGCAGCGTCTCGGTGTCCAGCTCGCTGTTGCGGATGGCGTACCAGGCGATCTCACGGGCGGTGGACAGCAGCGGCGCGTCGGCAGGCCGGTCCTCGGTCCGCTTATCGCCTACGGCCCACACCCACGATGGTTCGTCGCTGCTCCCGTTCCAGTGGTTGGCCCCGAAGATCGTCCCTTTGATGGAGCCGGGCTGCTGGTAGCCGATCTCCTCGGTCAACAGGTCGATGAGGCTGGCGCGCTCGTCCTCGGAGAAGGCGGCGCCTTCACCGAGGTAGGCCAGCGTGCAGTGCAGCTGCCCGGCATCCTCAGCATCGGGATGGTCCAGGGCCAGGCGCTGGGCATCGGCCTCGGTGGGCATCAGCGCGATCATCGCGCCCTGGAGGTGGGAGCCGTCAGCGGCGGCTGTGAGCTGGGGCATGGGAGCTGCTCCGGGTGATGACGTAGCCGGTGGTGTCCAGCAGGGGCAGGGGCTGGCCGATGACGAGTCGGCCGAAGGGGTCCAGTCGGGCGGCGTAGGTGCCGGAGCGGCCCGGGCGGGGCTGCCGGTCCAGGCGGACGGCGGCGTGGGTGAAGGGGCAGGAGTAGGCGTACTTCGTGCATTCGGCGGGATGCAGCAGCTCCCCCGGCTGCCCGACCTTGAAGCGAAGGGCGTGGGGAGCTCTCGCCTGGGAAATCAAGCGGTCTTCGCGGGCCCGCGTCTTTGATTCGTCGGGGCCGCCGGAGGCGGTGCGGCCTGGGGGCCCGGCATCGCCCGGTGCTGGCTGGTCGTCACGCGTGGCTGGCGCGTCCCGGTCGATGCCGCGCGGGTCCCGCTCCCCGCCGGGTGCGGTGCCGCCTGCGGGATCGGGCGGCTCGGGGGCGGCCGGGCGGATGTCGAACTCCTTCCCCGTCAGCTCCGACAGGGCAGCGCCGGCACCGGAGGGCAGGGTGTGGATGATGACCTTCAGCGCTTGCTCGATCAGGTCCTGGCCCTGCGGCCGGTCCTCGTCGCTGAAGCCGGTCTCGCGGCGCAGCGCGGCGCCGTTGATCTCCAGCCGGTCGTACAGCTGGACTGCGTCCTGCGAGCGGTCCGGGCGCAGCGCCAGCTCGCTCATGTCGTACCAGACCACCCAGGACGCGAAGTCGGTTACGTCGGCGGCCCGGAGCCTGGGCTGCAGGTAGTTGTAGGTCAGGGCCTGGCAGATCAACTCCGCGTCGGGAGCGATGTTGGTCTTCAGCGCGGCCTCGTCCATCTGCCAGGCCGACCAGTGGTTCATGTCGGACACGCCGAGGAGGACCTCGGCGGGGACGTTCATCTGGCTGGCCAAGCGGCGGATCGCGCTGTCGCGCTTCTCGAGGATCTTGTCGTCGATCTTCAGGGTGAAGTCGATGTGCCGGATCCGGTCGACGTACTCGGCCGGCACCCGGATGGGGATGGGCACGATCGCTGAGGCGGTGCCGGGCGAGCGGATGCCTTCGGCGGCGATCTCGATCCACTCGGCCATGAACGGGTCGTCGGCGTCGGCGAACTCCTCCCGCACGGGGAAGGTGACCTCGTCGGGGATGACGAGCACACCGGCGGAGGCGAGGCGGGAGAGGTACTGAGCGGTGATGTAGCGGTTGACCAGCTCGATCTCTCGCATCGTGGACAGGGCGGTCCGGGCTGGGGAGTCGGCCAGGTGGTGCCAGCGCTTGTGTGGCCGGTGGATACGGGTCACCAGGGACTCAGCCGCCAGGGGCCGCCACTGGGCGGCGGAGGTGGGTGAGTTCTCGTCGGTGACCTCGTACCGGCCCGGGCCGCGGGCGCGTAGCTCGTCGATGGAGCGGACCTGCCACCGCTCGATGCCGCCGGTCTCCTCACCGATCAGGTAGCCCTCGCCGGGCACGGCGAGCTGGGTGGTCAGGTCGCTCATGATCTGGGCGCGGCCGGCGACGCCGCCGCCGAAGGCGGTCATCAGGTCGACCGCGGTGCCGGCGTTGGCGCGGACCGGCTCGTCCTGGCCGGGTTCGAGCTTGGCGGCATACAGGCGGACGCGGGAGAGCATCGCGCTCTCCCAGTCCACGCCGTACCGGAACTCCCCCAGGGTGTCGTAGAAGGACCACGCCTCGTTCTGCCACGCGTCCGAGGTGCGGACCAGTTGGGAGCTGGCGGTCTTGGCCGTGGCGGCCGCGGTCAGGGCGTGGCCGTGAGGCGGCAGCTCGAGGGTGGGTGTGGGCAGGCCGAGCGTGGGTGTGGGCAGGCGTCGTCGGCCGATGCCCAGCGCGTGCCACCATGCCACCGTGTGCCTCCCACCAGCCCGGGTGCTGACCTGCGGGTCACGGTAGGACGCCTCCGACCAAGATCATTCCGGAGTGGTGGAAGCTTCTCCGAGGAACTGGAACTCCCAGTAGTCCGGAGGATGGCGCAGTGCCCGGTACCGGCCGTGCAGCTCGGGCCCGGTGTCCATCGCGGCGCAGTAGGCGTGCAGGCCGCACGCCATCAGCTCGTCGTCGAGCCGCTCGCGCAGCGGGTGGCGGATGGTGAACCCGTCCGCGTCGAACTGCACCAGGTGCTCGGTCTCGGTGTCGGCCAGCAGCCGGTGCGCGGCGTCCGGCCGGGGACAGCCGGTGTTCCAGCAATCGATGCGGCCGTCGGTGTCGAGGAACAGGGTCTGGCCGCAGCCCATCGGGCAGTGCCCGATGACGGCCGGCGTCGTCATGCCCACTCCTGCGCGGCGATCAGCGCGCCGACCGCCCACACCGCCAGCCACGCCAGCAGCGGAGCCGGGACGCCGACGGTGAACGCCACCGCCGCGGTGATGGCGGCCGCGATCCAGGCGGAGGCGCACCAGGGGCAGGAGACCAGCTCGGCCAGCCACCACGGCGACCAGCGGGCCTTGCGGGCGTACACCTGCGGGTCGCCGTCGATGACCTGGATGGTGCCGAGTCCGGGCACGGTGGTCTGCTGCCCCTCTCCCAGCCCGTGCGGGAACAGCTCGTGGTGCTGCTCCTTCAGGGTCGGCGGCCGCCATCCGCCGGCGAGCCGGTCGCGGAGGCGCAGCACGGGCGGGAAGGTGTCGGCAACGACCAGGCGGGTGAGCCGGTAGGTGGCCAGGGCCATCAGCAGCAGAAGCAGCCACAGCGGCATGGGAAGCCTCCTTGGTGTGCGGGCGGGCTCAGCGTAGGCGTCCCCGGCCGGGGATCGTTCCGGAGCGCGGTCCGGCGATGTTGGCCTTCGCGGCCTGGCTGCCGAGGCTGCCCTGTCCCATGGGCACGGTGCGCACGAGCTTGTTGTGCCAGGCCGTCCAGACCATGCCGTCGAGCCGGTCCGGGGACCAGTCCAGCTCCGGGTACCAGGTGCACAGTTGAGTCTCCAGTTCCTCGAACACCCCGGCGTGGTGCCAGCCGCCCTGCGCGGTCAGCGCGGCCACGGGCTGAGCGCGCACCAGCTTGCCGCGGGTGGCGTTGACCTTGCGGACCGGAATGGGAATGCCCATGGCTTCGGCGGCGGACTGGATGACGGCGATCGCCTGGTCGCCGCCGTAGTTGATCTCCACGCAGATGTCGTCGGCCTGCCAGTCGACGGCGGCCTGGACGGCGCGGCGGCCCCAGCCGTCGGGGTCCAGGTTGCAGGAGCGGTCGTCCAGGACGAAGCCGTGGTGCCGCGGCTTCCGCTGGGCGCGGAGCGGTCGGCGTGTGGGCCGCTCGGTGTCCTCGGTGGCCACGGTGTCCTCGATGTCCGGGGCGCCGTAGTAGTTGGGCGGGAGGAGGATGCTCTTCCCGCCGACGATGATGCCCTGCTCGCCGGCGCCGCCGGAGGGGTCGACGCCGACGGTGATCCGCACCAGGTCCGGGACGTCGTCCGGGTCGACGCGGTTGGCGGCGATCATCCGGCGCTTCCACAGGGCGTTTTGGACCTCGTCGATGATCCGGCCGTACAGCTCCTGGTCGCCCAGCTCGGTGCCGGCGTACGCCTCTTCGAGCATGTCGCGGATGTGGGCGGGGAGGTGGGGGTTGTCGTACATGGTGGCGTGGGTGCGCACCACGTTCGGGATCTTCCCGGCCTCCAGGTCCTTGATGAACTGCTTCGGCTTCGGGGTTGTGGAGGCGACCCAGTGGGGGCGGGGGCCGGAGCGCAGGCCGAAGGTCATCTGGTCGTACGCCTGCTTGAGGTAGCGCCAGGCGGCCAGCTCCTCCATCCAGATCAGGCAGGTGTTGCCGCCGGCACGCAGGCGGTCGACGTCTTCCTCGCTGTGGGCACCGAAGATCTTCGCCTGGCTCCCGTTGGGCCAGCGCACCACCGTGCCGCCGGTGGTGGTGATGGGGCCGGTGGCGGTGGGGTCGTGGGCCTTGATGCCGGAGGGGCCGGTGACGCAGGCGGTTACCGCGTCGCCCTGGGTGGGGCCGATGATGCCGATCCAGTGCGGGACGGGGCCGGACATGCACGGCGGGCCGGCGACGTGCTGGGCGACGTAGGCGGCGCACGCATCCGTCTTGCCAGCGCCGCGGCCGGCGAGGAGGAGCCAGCCGTACCAGTCGCCGGGGGGCGGGATCTGGTGGGGCAGCGGAGTCCAGCGGGGTGGGCGGATGCGGGCGTTGAGGAGCGCGGCTGCGCGTTGCGCGACCTCTCGCCGATCATCGGTGCCCATGAGCGGATTGTGACCGCTCAGCGGACGTGGACGTCCCGGAGCGGATCGACGAGGCCGACCACCGCGCACTGCCACGGGGCGCGGGAGACCACGGGGAAGTCGTCCAGCCGTGGATCGTCCAAGAGGACGGCCCGGGCGGCGGTCAGCCCTGACCACTGGGCGAGGGCCAGGAGGTGGTGCTCGGTGCACTCCCACTCGTGGGCGTCGCCGGGCCAGCGGCCAGCGCCGTGGACCGCTCCCTCCAGCTCGGCCGCGGAGAGGCGGCCGTTGTCGTACAGGGCGCGGGCGCGGTCGCAGTCGGGCCCAACCATCGCCACCGCGGCGCCCGGCCGGCAGCGGGCCCACAGCGCCGTCAGGGCGCGGGCGGCGGTCCTGTACGGCAGGTGCTCCAGGACGTGGCCGAGGTAGACGGCGGTGACGTCCTGCACGGCGGGCGGGAGGTCTTCCAGGGAGCCGACCAGGTCCGGGCAGACAGTGTCGGTGGAGACGACGTCGAGGTTGGTCCAGCCGTCGGCGTAGTGGTCGCCGCAGCCCACGTTGAGCCTCATCGTGCGTCGCCCCTTCCCGGGAGGCCTGACGTGTTCTGGCCGTGGTGGTGCCAGGTCCAGGTGATGTGCGGGTGGTGGACGATGCGGGCGCCAGCGGCGAGGCAGCCGAGGGTGAATGCCCAGTCCTCCCCCGCGTACCGCCGGTGCGGGGAGCGCAGATCGCCTTCGGTGCGGAACCCGACGGACTGGGCGAGGTCGGTGCGGACCAGGACGGTGATGGTGGTCTGCTGCGGGTCCTCGTTGGACCAGGAGCGGCCCAGCATCCACGGGCGGGGGTCGGTCCCGCCGGCGACGCGGTAGTGGCTGTAGACGTAGTCCGCGCCCGTGGCCCGGGCGCAGGCGAGGAGCTGCTCGAGATGGGTGGGGTCCATCTCGTCGTCGGAGTCGAGGAACGCCACCCACTCGGTGCTCACCGCTTCCAGGCCGCGCTGGCGGGTGGCGGCCGCGCCCTGGCCGTCGGCGTCCTCGACGGTGTGCAGGGTGTGGCGTACGGTCTGCCGGCCGACGGAGTCCACCGCCCGGTAGAGCATGCCGTTGTCGGCGCGGGCCGGGTGGTAGGGGATGACGACGCTGACGTTGATCGGGGGGCGCCGGGCGGGGACGGGGTGCCCGGCCGGGTCCATGACGGTGGTGCCGTCCTGCCCGCGGCCGGAAGGGTCGACGCCGACGGTGAAGGGCTGGCCGTTCATGACTTCCTGCCGATGCGGATGGTGGTGACGTGGGGCTGGTCGGGCATGTAGCCGTGCGGGTCCAGGACGACGGAGCCGGGGTAGAACGGCATACCGCGGAACACGTCGTGCCGGGTGGTGATCACCGCTACGCGCGCGCTTCCGGGTTCGAAGGGGGTGCCGTCGACGTAGGGGTCCCAGTGCTCCACGGGCAGGCCGCGGGCGCGGAGTTGATGGGCCAGCAGCAGGCCGGCCGAGCCGTTCGTCAACGAGACGTTCGGCTTGTACGCCTTGCCGAGGAGAGTGATGGGCAGGCGGGTCAACTGGTGCCAGTGCTCGACGAGGTCGGCCAGCCACGCCGACTGTGCCTCCCGGGCGCGGGAGACGAACCCCATCAGGTCGACGGACAGGCTCAGGCGGTCGGCGAGCCAGGACATGGCCTGGTTGTCGCGGGGGTGGCAGCCGCCGGAGTCGCCCATGCCGCCGCGCAGGTACGCCGCGCTGGTGATGCGGTCCGTCGCCAGCGCCAGGCCGTCGCTGATGTGGTCGACGTCGGCACCGGTCTTGTGGCAGATCTCCATGAGGGCGTTCGCGAACACGATCTTCATGGAGATGAACGTGTTGTAGGCGACCTTCAGCAGCTCGGCGGACTCGATACTGACGGCGTGGACGGGCCGGTCGTGGAGGGTGGCGTAGAGGTCGGCGACGTCGGCTAGGGCGGCGGGGTCGTCGGAGCCGAGGAGCACGAACTCCGGGTGGAGGAAGTCCCGCAGGGTGGTGGTCATGGCGATGAAGTACGGGCCGTACACCAGGCGCAGGTTCGGGCCGCACAGCGGCGCGAGGTGCGCGCGGGTGGTGCCGGGCAGCACCGTGGAGATCACCACGACCGTGAGGCGTTTGTCCTGCTCCTCTGCGGCCTTGGCGAGGTCGCGTACGGCTTGGATGAGGTAGCCGTATTCGAAGTCCACCGGTCGGCCGGGCATCGGCGTCTCGCCGCCGTACCGGGGGTCGTGCGGGGTCTGCACGGAGACGAACACGATGCCGTCGCCGACTTCCTGCACCAGGTCGTAGGTGTCGCCCACCAGTTCCAGGCCGTAGCCCTTGCGGGGGTCGTTGCCCTGCACCAGCTCCGGCAAGCCCTCTTCCTCGTGGGGTTGGGCGGCCCCGGCGAGGATGTCGTACGGGCGGGAGTCGCAGTCGTAGCCCACCACCCGGTGCCGGCCGTGCTCGGCGAGCGCGAGCGCGCACGTCAGTCCCAGGCGGCCCAGGCCCATCCATCCGATCGTCATCTGTCCTCCGGGGTGAGCATGCGGCGCAGGGCGCGGACGTCGTCGCGCCGGGCCTGCTGCATCGCAGGCGAGTAGAACTCTGTGGTGCGGTAGCCGGCGGCGGACTCCGCGCGGGTGGCGTCGTCGTGTCCGCCGGTGAGGTCGGCGCGGTCGTGCAGCACGGTGACGGGGATGCGCCGCTGCAGGCCGAGGGTGTCGCCGAGGTGCTGGATCCACGAATCGCAGTGCGGGCTGAGGCTGACGTGGCCGAGGGCGGTGGTCCAGGCCGCCGGCCAGATGGGGAAGGTGTTGCAGCCGGGCAGGTCGTTGGAGTGGGGCCACAGCACTCCGGGCTGCTGATCGGTCACCACGGCGTCCCAGCCCTCGGTGAGCATGCGGGCGTCGTCGTTCCACAGCATCAGCCACTTCCCGTGCGCCATCGTCGCGAGGCGGTTGACGTACTTGTGGAGGTTCGCGTAGCCGTACCGCAGCGGCGCGACCCACACCACCGCGCTCATGTCGAGGGCGGCTCTGGCGGTGGCGGGGTCGTCGGGGTCGGCAGCCACCAGGACCTGGAGGCCGTCCGGGTCCGCGGCCAGGGTGCGCAGCGTGGCGATGCTCTCGGCGAGCGGGCCCGGCCGGCCACGGGAGGGCAGCAGGATGGAGATCACGTCCCCTGCCCGTCCGTCTGGCCCCTTCACGCTGCGGCCATCCACGAGGGGCGGTTGACGTACCACTCGACGATGTCGGTGAGGGTCTCCTCCAGCGGCCGCGCGGGCTTCCAGCCGTGAGCGGCGAGCTTGGAGCCGTCCAGGGCGTATCGCAGGTCGTGGCCCGGGCGGGAGGAGTGGAAGGACACCAGGTCGTACTTCAGGGGCCGGTTGAGGATGTCGGCGATAGTCTGGGCGATCTCGAGGTTGGTGCGCTCCTCACCGACGACGTGGAACATCGACGGCCGGTCGTAGGCCGGGTACATCTGCGGGGTGACAGTGGTCAGCAGGTGCACCCAGGCGGAGCCGAACTCCCGGGCGTCGATCCAGTGCCGGCTGCCGGGCACGCCTTCGGGAGAGGAGTGGATCTGGACCGTCTCCCCCGCCAGGATCTTCCGGATCACGGTGGGCACGAACTTCTCGCAGTCCTGCCCGGGCCCGATGAGGTTCATGGTCCGGGTCAGCACGACCGGCACCCCGTAGGTACGCCACCACGCGGTAGCCAGCGCGGACTGCGCCGCCTTCGATGCGGAGTAGGGGTTGGACGGGAGGACGGTGTCCCACTCGCGGTGCTTGTAGTCGCCGTACGCCGGCCCGTACTCCTCGTCCGTGCCCATGTGCAGCACCATCCGCGGCTGTACGCGGCGGGCATACTCCAGCACGTTCATCATCAGCTCGACGTTGTTCCGCACGAACGGGCCTGGGTCGCTGATGCTGCGGTCGACGTGGGACTCGGACGCGATGTTCAGCACGTAGTCGACGTGCCCGAGTGCGTCGGCCAGCTGCGGCGGGATCGGGCAGGCGAGGTCGTGCATGAACGTAGTCACCCGGTTGTTCCACGCTCCGGGCTCCGGGGCCTGGTCGAGCGCCTCGTGCAGTCGCAGGGTGTTGCCGCGGTGCCGCAGCGTCCACGGGCACAGGACCTCGGCGTCTGTGCGTGCGAGCAGCTCGGCCAGGACGTGAGAGCCGACGAACCCGGCCGAGCCGGTGAGCAGGATGCGTGTCGTCATGCGCGCATGGTGCCACCGCCATCGGGGTCATCCGTTCCGGAACTGTCGGCGGCCGCGAGCAACTGCTGCTGAGCCGCGCCAAGCGCGGCCACGCGCTGGTCGTGGGTGAGATCCAGGACGTCCAGCGCGGCGGACAGGGCGGTCGCGACCAGCTCGCCCTCCAGGTCCAGGCGACGCTCGAGGGCGGCCATGACGCCGGCGTCGACGGCGGCCTTCGCGGTACGGGCGGCGAGGTTCCGCTCGTTGCGGGACTCTTTCAGCCAGGTGCGGATCTCGTCCGGCGGGCTGAGAGGGTCGCCGCCGTCGGCGATGTGCCGGCGCAGCAGCTCGCCGACGACGGAGTCGACGTAGGCGGCCCGGCCGGCGGCCTGCTTCACCAGGGTGAGCAGGGCTTCGTGGGGGCTGATGTCTTCGGTGCGGGCGATCTCCTGTGCCATGCGCCATATCTCCTCAACGTGTGCCTGCGCCCCTCGGTGCCAGTAGCAGTGCCCGAGGCCAGGGTGCCCAGTGCCGTGTCCTGCAGGCGCGAAGCAGGAGGCGCCTCGGCGGGTGCGGGCTGGGCAGCGGGCCGGGTAGGTGGGCACGGTCGGATTCTCGCGCGCGCGCGATAATGATCATTTCCGGGCGCGGGGGCGGCGTGGAGATGCTTGTGCCCCGTCCCGGGCGGATGGTCCGGGACGGGGCACGCGCAGGGCCTGCGGTAGGTCAGAACAGGTCGGGTGCCGGGGGCTCCTCCAGGCGGTACTCCAGGTGCCTGACGGCAGAGGCCGGGATGACGTGTATCCGGCGGGGCTGATTCGGGATGCGTTCCTCCCTGACGGGCCAGGGGTCGATGTGGAGGAACCCGCCGTCGATCGCGACGCTCACCCCGGTGAGGCGCTGGAGGAGTTCGTGCTCGGCGTTCGGGTCGGGGATCAGCTTCTCGGTGAGTTCGAGAGTGCCGACGGTGCGCCAGTTCAGGTGGTTCTTGTTGTTCATGGGGCTGATCTTTGCGTATGCGGGTCGGCTGCGGGAGGGGAGTGACACATATGGCGCGGGCCGCCCCAGGTGGATGCTCCGGGGCGGTCACGGGGGGGGATCACTTCTCGTCGTCGTAGACCCAGGATCCGTCGGGGCGGGGGTCCATGGAGGTCAGGTCGCAGTCGTCGTAGCACGTCGGCGGCCCGGGGCAGGTGTCCGCGTCGTGGTAGCTGGCGGTGGTCTCGGAGCCGCTGGACTCGGGGCGGTCGATCACAGTTCCTCCGTGGTGGTGTCGTGGATGATGCGCCAGGCGGCGCGGCGGGTGTTGGCGGAGCGGTAGATGGTGGCGAGGGGGGCGGGGTTGGCTCCGGCGGTGAGGGCGGCGAGCAGGTCGGAGGTCTGCAGGCGCAGGCGTTCGATGCGCTCGGCGGAGGTATCGGGCTGTGGAGTGAAGGTCATGGCGCGGGTTGGAGTCAGCGGTCGGGCTGGTAGACGAACCGGCGCTTGCGGGTGTCCCAGCGGACCTGGAGGAGGTTGCCCTGGTCCTGGGGGGTGATCTCGCCTGCCCGGGCCAGCTCGGTCATGACGTCTGCCAGAAGGCGGTAGAGGGGCGTGGAGTCGTGCTTGGGGCTGGGCCGGTGGCGGTCGACGTGGTCACGGACCCAGGCGGGCCACTGGGCGGGATAGTCGGGGCGGAGTGGGATCTCGTCGTCGTCGGTGATGATCGAGACGGCGGTGACGGCCTGGCCGAGATAGGCGACGCGCAGGCCGGTCGCGTCGGGGTCGTCCGGGGCGCCAGAGATGGCGAGTTCGATTTCCTCGCCGGGGATGCGGTTGACGACCGTGGCGGTGATTTCGGTGCCGGGGTTGGTCATGGTGTGTCGTCTTCCTCGTCGCCGGTGGCGTGCGGTCAGGCGTCGGGCTGGGTGGGGTGGAGGGCGTAGTACAGGTCACAGCGGGTCGTCACGGAGGCGTTGCCGCGGAGCTTGGTCTCCACCAGCTCGCCGGTGTCGATGCGCTGGGCGCGGAGGACGGCCCGGCCGTGGACGCTGTCGGGGGCGGCCTCCAGGTGCGGGGGATCGAGGAGGACCAGGGCCCGGGCGCGGGGAGCGGACTCGCCGGGCAGGGCGAACACATCACCGGGGACGAGGCGCTGAACGCCGGTGGTGGTCCACCGCTCGCAGTCGAAGCCAGGGCGACGGGTGGGGGCGGGCAGGGGCGTGCGGGCGGCGGTCGGTGTGGTCTCCACGGTGGTTCTCCTGGGTGCTGGTGGTGCGGAAGAGGGGGCGGGGCGCGGTGGGGCGCGCCCCGCCCGGGCAGAGGGTCAGTCGATGCGCTCGACGGTCTGGGTCCAGCCGCGCATCAGCCGCTCGAAGTAGGCGCCGTGGGGGACGTACCGGCGCTCGCCGGTGTCGGCGCGGAACTCCAGCGACAGGCCGCCGTCGACCTGCTCGGCGGAGAGGACCGTGCCGGTCTTGGTGAAGTGGGCCTTGCCGTCGGGGCGGTAGCGGGTGATGCGGACACGGCCGGTGTAGGTGGCGGACACGGTCGGCTCCTCTCCGAGGGGGCGGGCGGGTGAGGGTCAGGCGGCGAGGGCGAGGGCGGCGCGCTTGTAGGAGGTGATCGCGGCGGCGAGGCAGAAGTCGGCCGGCGAGTAGACGAAGACGTGGATGAAGCGGCCCTGCTCGTTGCGGACCCAGCAGCGCAGGGGCTCGCGGCCGGTGCGGGCGCGGTAGTGGCGGGCGACGTGGCGGCCGAAGGGGGAGCCGTAGCGGCGGATCCACTCGGCGTCGGCACCGAGGCGCTCCAGGTGGGTGGAGACGCGGATGACGCGGCCGGCGGTGAGGTCGGCGAGGACCTGGCCGGAGAGGGTGGCGTACTTCAGGTGGGCGCTCACGGCCAGGGCGGCGGCGATGCTGCGGCGGATGCCAGTGGTCTTCATCGGGTTCCCCTCCGGTGGATCTCCCCTTGCCTTGTGGCCACAACTCTACGACTTTTGTGGCCACAAAACAAGGGGGTTCCGGCGGGAATTTGTGGCCACAAATATCAGGGGTAAGCGTTGTTGCTGTGGCCACGACAGCGGTACCCTCCCGGCATGAGCGAGGCAGAGAGCGACTACGACCCGCAGCGGAAGTTCCGTGCCCCGGACGACGAGTGGGTCCCCTTCGAGGCGGCCACCAAGGCGGTCTACCCCACAGGCCGCAGTCCGCGGACGAAGGTGATCCGCCAGTTCATCCGCTGGTACATGCGCCGGCCCGGGGCCAGGTTGCCGGAGCGGCCGCCGGCCGGCCCCTGGTCGACTCCCGGTGCTGTGGAGGAGGACTGACGTGAGTGACACTCCGGAAAGGAACCGTTACGACCGGGCCCTGTTCGCTGCCGTCTCCAGGCTGAGCGGCCCCCACGCCACTGCTGGGCACAAGATGGCTGCCGAGCTCGACCACCGTCTCCTGACGGAGCACGCGCCGGCCGATGGTCCCGGGCCGGAGTGCAAGGGCTGCGGTGAACCGTGGCCGTGCGGAAGGGCAGAGGGAGCCATGCGGATGGTCGGCGTCTACTCGTGAACCCTCGACGCTCGTAGGCGGCAGCGACGTCCGTGCGTACAGGCTGTGGCGGGGCATACGGACGGCATGTTCCTGGTGTTGCTGACGTGCGACGGCGCCGAGCTGCTGGGCGGTGACTGGCGGTGCCGCGCGTCCTTCGCCGAGGAGCGGCCGGCCGACGTGGACCAGGCCGCCGACGCGGCGAGGCGGCTGGACCGGCAGGCACTGTGGGAGGGCTGGCATGTGGAGCACCGCGACGGCCGGCGGCTGCGGTTGTGCCTGCGGTGCTCCCTGGCGTTGCAGGATCGCCGCAACCGCGCTCGGCGCGCGGGATGAACAGGAGCCGCACACCACTCCCCCGGTGTGCGGCTCCCGCGTTGTCGGTCAGCGGCTGGTGAGTTCGCCGTCGCAGACCTCGTCGATGGTGTAGGCGATCAGACGGGGGAGGAACTCCAGCGCCCTGTTGAGGAGGGACTCCAGCGGGACCGCGTAGCGGCTGCGGTCGACGTCGATATGGTCGCTCCACTCGGCGGGCTGGTAGCGGGCCAGCATCGAGAGTGTGTGGAGCACGGCCCACCAGGTCATCAGGGGGTGGAGGCTGGCCGTGTTCGCGCCCAGGGCGGGGAAGAAGTAGCGAGCATCGCCGTAGCTGCGGGGAACGGTCTTCCAGAACCCCAGTTGCTCGGCGGGGGTGCCGATCTGGCCGTCCGGGACCTGCCAGTTCATCCGCAGTTCGCTCCAGCCGTCAGAGCGGTGGACGGTGAAGTCCGGCTTCGCATCCCGGCAGTCGGGATCCAGGACGTAGGAGTGGTAGCCGCGGGCGTCGGGGAAGGACGACAGGTAGTCGTCCAGTGCCTTGGTGGGGTTCGGTGAGCTCGCGACCCACGGCGGGAATTTACAGACGTCCACGCTGACCAGGGGGTGCGGCTCCTGGGTCTCGCGGGCTTCGTAGACGTGGCGGTCCTCGACGCACAGGGGGGTGCGGCGGGATTCGTCTGCGTCTTCCAGGGGCGTCAGGCGGTTCTCCGGGAGGCTGTCCCACAGGGCGGCGAAGCGGATGGCGTCGCCTTCGTCCCATAGGGGCGAGCCGAGAAGTTCTGACAGGCGTACGAAGCTGCCGGCGTTACCGGCCTTGCGGGTGTAGACCGGCACGGCGGGCAGCGGGCCGGCGAGGGTGCCCTTCGCCTGGGTGATGCCGTGGCCGGTCAGCTGCCAGCGGTCTGCCGTGGCGGAGTTCGCCGCGGCCGCGATCGCGCGGCCGGCCTGGCTGAGGCCATAGAAGATCAGGATGGGGCTCGCTGCCGGGCTGGCTCCGGCGGCGGCGCGGAAGAACTGCTCGGCCTGCTCGAGGGCGGATATGTAGGTCTTGCGCCGCTCGGGGGTGGTCGCGGCGACGGCGGGCGGTCTCCAGCGAGTGCCGCGCAGCCACCCCCATACGTCGTCGGTCAGGTCGAGCGGGTTCATGCGCGCGATCACAGCTCACTGTCCCTTCTTGCGGTAGCCGCGCCGGTTCGCCAGGGCGGCCGCGGCGGTGCGACCGTACCAGCGGTTGACGCCGCCGGTGGTGTCGTCGGGCTCGGGCCAGCGGCGGGGGCCGCCCTTGCGGGAGCGGGAGAGGTCGGCGCGGATGGTGGTGGCGCTGACCCCGACCCCGGCGTCCTCCAGCTGCTGCGCGGTGTAGAGCCGGTCCGGCTCCAGCTCGACGGCCTGGCGCTTGACGTTCCGGCTGATCCAGTCGTCCACGGCCCGGCGGTCGTACTCGTTCCAGCGGCCGCGCTTGCCGACCGGGGCCGGCCATTCAGGGTGGCGCGCCCAGGTGTTGCGGATGGTGGTGACCGGGCGGCCGATGCGGGCGGCGATCTCGTCGACGGTCTCGCGGATGGCTGTCGGGCGGGGGCGGCGGTTGGCTACCATGGTGGTCCGTCCTTTCGAGGATGGGTCTTCGACCGGCAAGGGTTTCGTGACGCTGCTTCGGCGGTGTGGGCTTCGGCCCGGCCCTCGCCGGTCTTTCTCTTTGTGCGGGCGGCCCGCCCCCGGCTGGGTGCCGGGGGCGGGTCGATGGGGTTACTCCTCGGACTGGCTGGCGAGCCAGTTGAGGAGGTCCCGGAGCGCTTCCTCGGCCATCGTCAGGTTCGACAGCAGGCCCAGGACTCGCACCCGGTCGAACTCCTCGCCTACCAGCAGGCCGTACAGGTCGACCGCGGCCAGCCAGTGAGTGCACCCGATGGAAAGGTTCACCTGGTGCTGCTCGGGGATCGGCTGGTCGTCGGCGATGTGCACGACGCGCCGGACGGCGGGCACCATCTCCAGGTTGGTCACGACGCCGATCGGCAGGCCGATCGGGATCGGGAGACCGGAGCAGGAGGCCACGATCACGAGGTAGACCTTCGCGATGTGCTCCCACAGGTGCTGGAGTTCGTCGTCCCTCTGGTCAGACATCTCCGTCCTCTCTGGAGTTGTGATGGGTCCAGAGGTGCGGGGTTCGTGGCCCCGCCCTCTGATGAGTACTTTACAGCACTCACTTAGTGGATTGCAACACCATCACCCAGAGAGGGAGGGGCACCCCGGCTGGCTGCCGGGGCACCCCCTTACCTCACTCCTGCTCCCGCAGCACCTCTTCGAGGCCTTCGAGAGCCACCGACGCGGCGGTGAGGTTGATCAAGGCTTGCTGAGCCCTGATCTCGTCCCACCCGCGCGCGGTGAGCAAGGTGAACATCTCGGCTGCGCTCAGCCAGTGGAGGCACACCCCCCAGACACCGGCCTTGACCTCGTCGGACACCGGCTGGTCGTTGATGATCTCAACCACCCGCCGGACCGCCGGGACGATCTCCTTGGAGTCGTAGGCCGGGCCGCTGGGGAGGGAGATGGGAATCGGGAGGCTGGCCACAAGGGCCACGAGGAGGTCGTAGAAGTCTACGAGCTCGGCCGCCACGTTCCGCATGCCCCACTCGGACGCGTCAGACATGATGTCCGTCCTCTCTGGAGTTGTGATGGGTCCAGAGGTGCGGGGTTCGTGGCCCCGCCCTCTGATGAGTACTTTACAGCACTTGCTTAGTGGATTGCAACATCCATCGGCGGAGGGATTCCAGGCCGGACAGCAGCAGGGGTCGCCCCCGGCTGGCTGCCGGGGGCGACCCCTGTTGGAAGGTCAGCCCTCCCGCTGGTTACGGAACCACATCATCGCTTCGAGCCCCGCCTGATGCCCGGTCACCAGTACCACGCTGGCGCTGTGGATCCGGTGCCGTCGCGGCTCGACCTGGTCCAGGATGGAGAGTTCCGCCGCCGCCACCCACTGATGGCAGAGGAGTTCGGCGCTGATCTTGGGTTCCTCCGGGAGGGGCTGCTCGGTGATCAGCTCCGCCGCCCGGCCTACCGCCTCGATCCTCTCCAGGATGTCCGCCTCCCGGTCGGGGAGGGAGATCGGCACGGGGAGGAGATTGCAGACCGCGATGATGGTCCGGTAGGTCGCCTCCAGGTGCTCGCGGAACATGTTCCGCATCCGGTCTTCCTGGTCAGACATGACGTCCGTCCTCTCTGGAGTTGTGATGGGTCCAGAGGTGCGGGGTTCGTGGCCCCGCCCTCCGATGAGTACTTTACAGCACTTGCTTAGTGAATTGCAACACCCTTGGGTGAAGGACGGCCCCGACCCCCGCAGCAGGGGCCGGGGCCGCGCCGGACCGCGCTACACCAGGGCCCACCCCGACAGCCGGTCGTCCCGGCCGACGTCGGCCATCAGCACCTTGCCCGGCAACTCCTTGACGTCCACGCCGACCGCCTCAGCGATCTCGGCGGCCGGGTACCGCGCCGGCTCGTCCCGCTCCGCCGGCGGTACGTCGGCGACGATCTCGGCCTCGTCGCCGACGAGCAGCAGGACACGCACACGCACACGCTCGGTCATTCGTCAGCCTCGCTTCTGGGTCGTGGTCTCGGTCGTGGTCTCGGTCTGAGGCGCCGGGCGGCCGCGGCCGCGCCGGGCAGTATCGGCCTCCGCACGGCTGCGCTGGTTCATCTTGCGCAGCTCCTGCAGAGGGATGGTCTTGCGCAGTGCCATCCTGGTGGCTCCTGTCTCGTCTCGTACGGGGTGGGTGTCCGGGGCGGTCGGCAGGCTTGGCGGTCAGACGGCCGCCCCGGAGTCGTCAGGGTCGTCAGCGGGCGGCGTGGTTGTCGCCGGGCTGGGCGGCGGCGCACGCCGCGTGGTTGTCCTGCTGGCTCATGTGCTGTCCTCTCTGTCTCGCGGGCGTTCCCGGTGTCCGGGTCTTGCTGTCCTGCCGCCGGGTGTCCGGGTGTCCGGGCCGGACGGCTCTGTGGCGTCCAGCCCGGACGGCAGGTCTCAGGCGGAGGTCTGGGGCCAGCCGTCCGGCTGGCGGGTGCGGGCCGCGGCGCGGGCGCACAGCTCCTGGTAAGTGCGCTGCATGGCCTGCCGGTCCTCGGGATGTCCTCCGGCGTAGAAGTGGCGGACGAGGCCCCACGCGCAGGCGTCGGCTTCGTCCTGTAGCTCGTCGGCGAGGTCGGTATTCACGGCGTCCATCGGCGTCGGCTCCTGGGTGGTCAGCGGCGGGTCTCTGCGGCGCACATCGCGGCGGCGGCCGCGATCGACACGGTGGTCGGGACGCGCACAGCGGGCACGGGGCGTACGGCCGGGGCCGGCCGCTCGGGTGCGCCCGGGCCAGGGGCGGGCAGGCAGGGCGGGGTGATGACGGCGGCCGCCGCGGTGGCGAGGGCGGCCGCGGCGCGGGCAGGGGTCACCGGCACGCCGACCCCCCGGTGGGGGCCGGGTCAGCCGAGGAAGTCGGCGATCCGGGTGATGACGTACAGGGCGCCGAGGACAGCCAGGAGCAGGACGACGTTGCGCGGGTCGACGCGCTCGGCGCGGGCGTCGGGGATGAAGCCCTCGTTGCGCGGGGCGCGGCCGGCGTGGCCGTCGTCGTGGTGGCGGTAGCGGGCGGCCTCGGCGTCGGCGCGGCACATCCAGCTGGTGCGCCAGTCGCAGTCGCCGCACTCGTAGCGCCAGGTCGCCATGGCCGCCTCCCGGGTCCGTCAACTGCTGTCGGAATGACGGTAGCGGTCCGGGAGGGGCGGAGGAAAGCGGATGCCTTTTTGCCCTGGTAAGCGAGGTAAATGGTGGTAGCTAGGTAGGGGAATTCCGGCATACCGGCGGGGGAGGAGAGGGGCAGACCGACGAGCACTCAGGCCACCTCCTCGTCCTGGCCGGTCTGCACCAGGGAGAGGGAGGGCCCGGTGGGGGTGAGGTCGGGCACCAGGTGGGCGGGCAGGCGGGGGGCCCGCCCGAGGGCCCCGGCGAGGTCCTCGACATGCACCCCGGGGCAGTTGGCCTTCTTTCCCCGGACCTTGAAGTACATCTGGGGGCGCACGGGGATGCCGGTCCCCTCCAGCAGCGACCGGAACCGGGCGGTGTCCCAGCCAGGCAGGTTCCCCTCGGCCTGGAGGTCGGCGAGGAGGTCCTCGACGCGGACGCCCTTGCCCCGGGCGCGGTCGTCGGTGTGGCCGGGGTGGACGGCTGCGGCGACGGCGTACTCGACGTACTGCCACAGGAAAGCGGCCTTGCGCTCGGCGTCGGCGGCCGCGGTCTCGAGGTGCCCCTCCCCCAACGTTTCATGATCGTTTTGGGTGGTGTCCTCGTCCTCGGTGTCCTCCTTCTCTTCGTCGGCGGCCTGCTCCGGTACCTCGGCGAAGTCGCCGCGGCGGGCGGCGATGATGCAGCAGCCGACGAACCAGGCCGCTCCTCCCACGGCCCAGGTCCAGGGCCGCGGGGCGCAGAAGTACACCACCAGGTAGCCGACGAAGGTCACGGCCAGGGCCCGGCCGAGGGTCTCCCCCTTCTCTGCCTGCTGCTTCTCCTCGGCCTCTCCCTCGGCCGGCTTCTGGCCCTTCTTCACGGGCTTCTTGGGCGCCTTCTTGGAAGCCTTCTTCTTGGTCTCGCAGCGGACCCAGGCTCCGACCGCGCCGCACATCACGGCGGTGGAGCGGATGAGGACGGGCACCAGATGGTGCGCGTCGCGCACCACGTTGATCTCTCGCAGCAGCTTCCCCATGTCAGGCTCCGACCAGGCTGAGCGGCAGGGAGAAGAGGCTGACCAGCAGCTGCCAGATGCTGCCCTCGGCAGCGGCGAACGAGGCGCCCATCATCAGGCCGAGCAGGGCGCCGGTGACGGGCACCAGCCGCGCGAACAGCGACAGGACGATGAACAGCAGGCAGACGGCGGTCATGCCCGGGGTGCCGAGAGCCGGGTTGCCGGCCAGCGCCTGGGGGATGGACTGGACGGCCACGCCGATGTCGTGGAACGGGGCGCCGGAGCGGAGGAACGCCAGCTCGGCGATGATGCCCCACGCCTGGGCCGGGCCAGAGGCGAGCTTCTTCTTCCCCTTGCCGACGACGCCGAGGACCAGGACGACGATCAGGATCAGGGCGATGCCGGTGGCAGGGACGGCGCCGATGGCTCCGGTGAGGTCGCCGGCGGTGAGCTGGATGGTGGTGTGCACGGGTGGTTCCTTCTCTCAGATCAGGCGGTGCCGTACAGCAGGAGCGCGGCCACGGCGGAGGCGACGGGGATACGGACGCAGGCCCAGAACGCGACCCGGCACAGGGCGCGGGAGGCGTGGATGAGGGGGAGGACGAAGCCGAGGGCGGTGCCGCCGGCGACGACGGCTCCGACGATGACCAGGCCGCCGAGGACGTGCGGGGTGTAGGGGCTGGTGCTGGTGGCGGCAGCGTCGTGCATCCAGCTCAGGAAGAGCTGCGGCAGACCGACGTCCCACTGGTCGGTGAAGGCTCCGTAGCCCCAGGCGCCGACGGCGGCCGCGGTGCCGTTGGTCAGGACGAAGCGCTGGGCGCGGCGGCGGAGTTCGCCCCAGGGGATGGTTCGGGCGGACAGCAGGGGCGGTGCAGCCTCCGGCGCGGGCGGGGCGGTGTCGCTGCCCCGGCCGCTGTTACCCGTGTCCTGCTCTCTCTCGTCCTCGTTTGTCTCGTCGTCCTTGCTGACGGCCGGGGTGGGCCGGGGAGAGAAGCGGAGCCGGCGGCGGGCGGGCCGCTGCTCGTCGTCCTCGGCGGGTTCGGTGTCCTGTCCGTCCGGCTGGGCGTCCGGGGTGCTGTCCGTCCGGGTGTCCGGGGTGTCCCCTTGTCCGGGCGGGGTCTTCCGCCTGCCGGTCCGGGGACGGCGTCCGGGTCGAGCGCTGCCGTCCGTCCGGCCGGACGTGTCCGGGTCGCTGTCCTGTCCGGGGGCCGTCG